CACCATTAACGTCACATTTGACGTAATGCTCAAAGGCTGTACTTCTTAAAGAAAGAGAGTCAGCAAGCAGAATCAAATCCCCTGTGCCAACTTCTTGTATGTAGCTATTACTACCATCGTGAAATATCCGTAGGTCATCATCAGAACCAAACTTAGCCTTGACGTTATCATCAAAGTCCAAGTCGCCGCCCAGTGTGCCGCCAGCAGATATACTACCAGCAGGGCCAGTGTCACCCGTAGCTCCTGTAGCTCCTGTAGCTCCTTGAGTACCCTGAATACCTTGAGGACCAGTTAGAGATGTTAATTGTGCTGCTGTGAAATCACTGTATTCAAAAGCATCTCCTTGAGTACCTTGAGTACCTTGAGTACCTTGAATACCTTGAATACCCTGAATACCTTGAGTACCTTGAGTACCTTGAGTACCTTGAATACCTGTAGCGCCTACTGGGCCTGTAGGTGCGGCATCTGTCCAACCTGAATCATAGGTGAAGAATGTATGCCCATCATAGGTGAATGCGTTTGCTGGGAAGGCGACAGGATCGTTCATCGTGTCGAGCATTGCCTGTGCGCGGGTAGAGATAGGGTCAATGCCTAGTGACATTGCGACAAAATCAAGCACGTCTGAGAGGTCTATATTACTATCGGCGTTGACGTCACCGAACTGAAACCCATCCCAAACCGTATTAATAATATTGCGTAATGGTTGATATAGCGTGGAAGAGGTGGATATTAGCCTAAACACCTCATATGAGGCACCCCGTAACGCATTCGCTGCGTTCAACTCAATACCGTAAACCTTCATACGGTTTAATGTGTCGTCGAAGTACATTGCACCTGTAATAAGTGCATTACCATCATTATCTAACGTAGGTGCTGTAGACTTCGCGCCAAGATAGCGACCGTCAAATGAGTCAAAGGCCGCTTGAGCTTCTGTGGCTGCGAGGTTGGCTGTCGAGGCACTGCTAGCTGCGTTGACCGCTTGTTGTGTTACTTCGTTTATAGTGGAGTCCTGAGTTGAATCCCCTGAACCTCCTGTACCGCGAAATATAGCCATTTGTTATTACCGTTCTTATAAAAGAAAGAAAAAAAAGGAGTCCGAAGACTCCCTTTAGTCATGATATTGACTAACCGTTAACAGCCAGTACAAAACCTGTCTCTGGACGTAGTACCTGAGTACCGTACAAACGGTCAGCAGTGTACAATGTACCTAAGAACTCTTGCTTGTACTGAGTCTGTGAACGTACACCTTGCTGCTCTGCAAGTACCATGGTGTCCTTGTGGCACAATAGAGCACCTCGGACAGCACCGCCAGCAGAGTTATCAGCAGCAGATTCTAGAGTAGGGCAGTTGGTAGATACATAAATATCCACACCGTACAACTCACCAATCTTGCCATTAACAACACCTTGGCCATTTACGAAGTCAGAAGACACATAACGATCAATACCCATGATGGCGTTACGTAGAGCTGGTGGGATTACTAGAGAACGACCGTCCATAGGTGCGTCACTGTCATCCATCTTCTGGATCATGTCACGTAGGAAGGCGTCAGTGAACTCGTCACCAGAGGCTACAGTGTCAGCAGCGTAAGCAGTAGTACCGCTAGATGCATCATTGTAGAAAGCTGCTGAGGTAGCCCAAGAGGTGCCATTACCGTCACCAAACTTCTTACCCAGTGTGAATAGGTCATCATCAACCTGCTTACCAAGGGCGTAACCAGCATCACCAGTGTAGAACTGACGAAGGGAAGCTAAGGCTTGTACGTTGGTGATATCTTCAATCAAACGTGAATATTCAAAGTGCTTGTCAATAGTTACTAGAACTTCTGACTCAGTAGCATTCTGGATAGTTACTGCGGTGTTCTCTGCTTTAGCAGAAGCTACACCACGGGTAGGCTTAGGGATGTGAATAGTATCACCCTTCTTGCCTTGCATTGCAATCTTCTTAGTCAAAGGAGCTAAGACTAAAGATTTCTCATAAGCTGCAACAACTTCATCGGACCAAATTTCGGGGATGAATGATGCTGCGCTAGTGTTGTCTACGGCACCGCCTTGTGCGGGATATACTGAAGTAGCCATTTTTAATTCTCTCTATAATGTAAGGTTATTTGACCCGTTTCTCAGCGTATGCTAATTGAATATCGTCTGATAGAGCAAGGTAACGCTCTGGGTCTGTTTTCATAAGTTTAATAATATCAGCTCGTCTGTAGATCTTTTTGGAAGAACTAGAGTCTGGATTACCACGAGTGTAACCTGTTGACCCTTCCTTGACAGCCTTCTGTCTTCCCTCTTTCTCAGCCTGAAGTGTTTGATTGATAGCACCTGTACGTTCTTTCCAGTTAGAAAAGAGCTCGTCAGCCGCTTCCATATCAAAATGTTGGTCTGCCTGTACAAACAAACGAGTCCTAATCTTAGAGGCTTGAATCCACTCAGCGAACTTAGGATCTGCAACGATCTGTGGTATCTCTGGGTGATCCTTCTGTAAAGCGGCCATCGAAGTTTGCTTACGATAAGCGCGTGATGTTTGCTCTGCTTCCAGTACTTTAGGGTGTTTCTCAATTGCTCGACTGATAGCCTTTTCAGGATCAGAATAGAAATCTACTTCTTCATCTGTGTCGTCAGTTGCCGTTACGGGTTCCTGATCATTGAGTTGTGTGTTGATATAGCTATCGACTACTTTACGTAAGTCACCTACTTCTGAGCTTTGACGACCTAGGAGCTTCTCAGCCTCTTGGTGCATCCGAACTACATCTTCAAGTGATTTACCGTTGTACTTATCTGGGATTGTATCCTCAGTGGTCTCTGCTGTAGCCTCAGGGGTGTCCTCTTGCGGAGGTTCCTGTTTGGTTGCTGAGTCCTGAGTTATATCATCTAAGCTATCAAAACGCTCATCTTTGTTAAAGTCCTCATCGAGGATAACTGCTGCCATACTAAACTCCGTACCTTGGTATTATGGAGGTGAAACTAAAATAAAGGCTCCGAGTCATCGGTTAGCCTTCTCTGCTTTTGCTCTCTTACGTTCATGATCCTTAGCCCACTTTATTGTTGCCCCAGCAAAGTCGCCAGAGTGTGGGTCTAAAGAAGAACGAGGAGAGGAAAGTTGTCTGGTCGAATGAGCCCCGCAGGTTTTACACACCTGTGTATCTGGGGAACCCTTGACCATGTGTTCATTAACGTGCCCTAGGTCACATTTATAATCATAGAACTTAAACATGTACGTAATCGTCCTCAGGGGTCTCTTGTGAGGCCTCTTGTCCAATACGTGTAGTCTCTTCTAGATTAAGTAAAGTACCTATGATGTTCAACTGACCCTTACGGAAGTTTAGGTCAGCCTCGTCTTTGGTCTTCTCTACGGAGTTAATGAGAGGGATATTGAGCCGCATCTCTTCAAGTAATGATAACCATCCTTTAGTACGGAATAGTTCGTTCATGTTCCTGAAGTACAGCTCTAATTCATTGTCTGTCATATATACTACCTATTATAACATAATTTCACATAAAAGTCAAGATTTTTCTTTACTTTTGGTTGTTTTTGTGGTAGGTACTGATAAACTCAATACTTGAGCCTCCAATACTTCCACCTTCTGTAATAAGGTAGCATAGCTCTGATTAATCTGCTCAACTACATTCTGTAAGTCTCTGTGGGATACCATTATATCTCCTTAACTAGGTTTTGGGTATTTATCTTTAATAACCTTAATATCCGCTGCCCACGCGACAATGCCATTATGGTAAATGTTATCAAGCTGCTCTGCTATTGCAGGGTACTCAGATAGACGACCATCAAGCCACGCTCTTGCTTCAAGCTCGGCTTGTGCTGCTGCACCGTCTGCTAGACGTTGGTTGTTTTCTGCTGTGGTGAGTTCGATGCGCTCACCGTTGACTAATTTAAATACATTTGTGCTCATGTTATTGGGCCTCTTCTAATACTTTGATTTTTTCGGATAGTTCTTTAATTGCATTCACTAGGAACGGTATCAAATTAGTCTCTGTGATTTTCAGGTTTTCAGGGTCGTTTGAATTAACAACCGCATTACCTGTGTAGCCCACATTATCTAATGCGGCTTTCACATTCTGAGCGGATAGACCTATTCGTAGGTCGTCACCTTGTTTTAGCGAGCCGTCCGAATCATGCTTAGTCGTTATGGCTTCTTGCGTAACTTCTCCAGTTTCATCCCGCACTTCTGGTGTAGTTACCCAGTAGTCCGAGCGGTTATCCCAGAAGTAATTGATTGGCGTGATGGACTCCACAACGTCTAACCCATGTGTAAGTGGGGTTATGTCAGCTTTATCACGCTCGTCTGACGTTACTGTCCATGAGACTTTTATATAGGCGCTGGTAACACTGTTGTTACCTAAACATATAATGTTTGAGGCTGTAGAAATTGCACCACTGGGCGCTGTGGATGTACCACCACCACTTCCCATAATTATATTGTTGGCTCCCGTTGTAACGTTTTCCCCAGCTTTATGTCCAATTCCTATGTTATAACCACCTTGACACGACAATAGAGATTCTCGACCAATACCAACATTACTATAGTCGTTCTTACTCCATTTCATCGCCTCAAAACCAATTCCAACATTGCCGCCCCAAGATGGATAGTTAGCGGCAGCACCTCCTGTGGCGTTCCCTATGAAAACGTCCCTGCTATAGTCACCACCAATAGCCGCCCCAGCGCCAATTACAACACTATAGCTCTGCGAGGTTATGCTCTTGCCTGCAGAATCACCTAGCAGGATATTATCAGCACCGCTGGTAATGCTATTACCCGCTAAGTCACCGAGGGCAATATTTCTATTGTTAGTGCCATCATCGTTGGCTAATGCTGTATCGTCCGACGAAATGGCAATTGAATCACCTTTAAACTCACCTACACCACCACCGCCTCCAGCGTTATCTAATGCGTCTGCTACAACATCACCCGAACTGTCTAGGAGTGCTGCTAAGTCTCTTGATTTGCTCATATTGCTCTCCTATTTACCTTCTAAAATGTATTTGGTGTCAGGGTAAAATCCCGTAGAATACTGATTAGTAATACGGATATTATTGAATCCACCGTTCCAACTAAACGAGGCACTATCGTATGTAACTGGGTCTGACCCTGTACCCTGAGTTATGAATTTGCCTACAACGTGGCGGTGATCGCTGTTCACATTGATTAAGTTAATTACCCCATGATGCCTATTCGTGGAATAATTACCTGAATTATTACCAATAAGCCAATGTGCGCCACCTCCTGATGCTGCCGTCTGAAATCCGGATTTGACTGAATTAGTCCCACTTAAAGTCTCTATATACCCCGTCACTTGCATTTCCCGAAGCGTTGCAAATGTTGCATCTGTTCCAAAGTCGATTCGCAAGCGCCTCCAACCAAGTGAGCTACCGCTATTCATTCCATCCGTTATGATAATACGCAGATCATTATAAGATGTGGGTATGCCTGTGAAATCCAGATGCGTCACGTTATTACCAGAAGTGATTGTGCCTGACGTAATGGTAGTCCAGCCACCACCGCCTCCACCAGAACTAACAAGCACACCATAAGCCACAATCTGCAGCGTATCGCCTGTGCTAGCGCCTGTGCCTAGTGTGACTGTCGTGCCATCGGTGGCTGTGTAATCAGCCGCATCAAGTAACACACCGTTGAGAAATACGTGAGTGTTTCCCGCGCTGTAGGCTAAGGTTTTGCTATTTGAATCTGCGCCTGTAAATGCGGTTTGACCGCTGGTTGCTGTGTAGGTGTAACTCGTTGTGCCACCCGTCTGTACTTCCCACGCCGAACCGTTGTATTTGTAGGTCGTGCCCTTCATTGCTAACGTGTCGTCTGTCGCTGGGCTAGCTGGGAAACCACCTGAACTGTAATCGTATGCTGCCATGTGTTTCTCCTATGAGTTCTTAATGCCGTAGAGGGTGAAAGTTCCGCCTGTAATAGTTCCACCAGAGGGAATAAACTGAACCCCATCTATCGGCCTTTTATAATCTGCCGCACTAC